CTAGCGACTGGCCGCAGCCCTCACTCCGTCATATACCCGCTCACAGGTGAGCCCAGCACTGCGGGCTCGGCTAGCCGCTTCTGCCATAGCGCGGCCTTCTGATTCCATCTCTCCAAGCACGTCGGCAAACACTGCGGCGGCGTCTGTCCTTGCCTGGCGCTCGCCGGCAGTTCCGGCATTGCAGGTAGCGAGCTGAGTGGCGAGCCGGCTGGCTTCGACCCGCAGCCCTGCAGCAGTAGCCCCAGCGCGATCAGCAACACGCCGCAGATCTTCAAGTTCGTCATGGCCTTTCTTTCCTTCATCATCCGCAACTGCCTGCTGTTTTTGCTCGATTACTCGAACAACCTTTATCGTCTGCAACTGCTCCTGGGCGACGCCCTCGCCCAGCCGCCAGCCGTTCACCTTCCAGCCAGCCGCGAAGCACATCGCCGCCAGCAGCCCGTAAATGGTGCTGCGCTCGACCAGCGTGCCGATCATGCCAACACCTCCTGCCCGGCTCGCCAGAGCGCCAGGCGCTGCGGCTGGCCGTGGGTACCGCCGTTGATGCGCCGGGTGATGTCCTCAAACCGGCCGGCGTCGGCCAGCTCGTTGAGGCCGTTGCTGGACCAGAACCATGCAGCAGACATGGCCGCCCACTCGGGCTGCTCGAGCAGCTCGGGCGCCGCCAGTAGGTCCGCGCCGATCGCAGAACCGCATGCCCGATAGTTCGCGCGGCCGGTGAGCTGGATTAGCCCGCGCCCGCGGTAGCGCCAACCATCACCGCTGGCGGTCGGCCCGTTGCCAAGGCGATCGGCATATACATGGTTGGCGATCTGCTCGGGCTGCCGCTCAAGCCGCTGCGCCAGTGCGTTCGGCTTACCGTTGGCTGTCCGGAAACGTCCAGGCCAAGTAGCGGCAAGGCCAGCTGCGCTGTAGTTGAGGTTTTCAACGAGACGACGTAGCTGTCCGGATTCGTGGCCAACCTGCGCCATGAACGCGGCACGGCGCCCCAACGTGTCGATGCGATAGCGAGTCATCGCGACATTAAGCGCAGAAACAAAAACGCCCGCGACAGGGCGGGCGTTGGGAAGTATCTGCAGCAGCTGATATTCAGTTAACAGATCCACGTTTTCTCCAGACGAAAAAAAGCCCGCCGGAAAGCGGGCCGAGCAAATTAAGCCGCGTTAGAACCTACGCAATGAACAGCCGCGCGAACACCGCCGGCACGTTGCCTTTGTTGGTAAACACCGTGCCGCCTGGGCCTTGCTGGTAAATCTCGGCGTAGTTCTGCGCGTAGTTCAGGCTGATCGCCGTGGGCGAGGCGCTGGGCGAGGTGGCCGACAGTGCCGGCAACGTAAACGGGTTGATCATCACGTACTCGTCCTCGGCCACGTCGTAGCTCGCGCGCCAGTAGTAGTGCCCCGCCAGCGTGCCGCCCACCGCGCCCACATAGGCCCAGCTCTGCACCACGTTGGTGACCACCGCCCTGCAGGAACCCAAGCCCAGTCACTAGGCGGAGATTCGCCCGCCAAGCGCCGGCATCCAGAAGTCATTACCCGTCCAGGCGCCAGGCAGGGTCGTTAACGAAAGGGTCACCGCGGCTTTATCCTTGGCGAACTCCACGTTCACCGCGGCGCGCTGCTGGTTGCTGACCACCAGCTCAGTAGCAAAAGGGCTCACCAGAAAGTAGGCGTCATCGCCGAACAGCCAGGGCGTCGACCAGCCCTGCGAGAGCAGGCCGGAAGGCGTGGTAAAGCTGCCCTTGTAAGTCCACTTGCCGGCAGGGCCGATCAGCCTGGCCATTTTCTGGCCGCTGTCGAAAGTCTTTTCTCCGCCGCCATTCCAGAGCCGCAGGCCGTAGGCATCACCGCTCAGCGTCGGGCGCATCCCCGCGGCGAAGTACTTCCCGGTGTGCGGGTACTGCACGTTCCTGCCACGCACGCGAAACCCCGTCCAGTTACCCGCGGAGCCCACCGGGCGCACCATGGACATATCGCAGCGCCCGGCATTAACCGGCGCCATGTCTGGGTTGAGAAAGATCAGCGGAGCCGCCTGGGTGGTTATGGGCGCCGCAAATGTGATCAGGGTTCCGTTGCCGCTGGTCGAGCCGTAACCGGCATAGGTGCCCTCGGCCAGTACATTCAGCACCCCATAGTCTGAATCCAGCTGCACGTTGCTCGCATCGCCTCGCGCCAATAGTCCAAAACTCATCGAAAGAACACCACGTAGAGGTAAGCGGGAACCGGCGTGTAGTTGTAATAGGAGCTGGTGTTGGGCCGGTCTTTCTGGCTGGCTCGGACCGTCACCACCTCGCCGACCACATCCACCACCGGCAGCGAGGCATAGTCGGCGTAATAGCCCGCCGGCACGACGAAGGCATCCCCCACCCCCGGCGCGAGGCCGGGAATGGTGAACGAAACACTGCCACCGCTGGCCAGGTTGATGTACTCGATGCGCGCGATTCGAAACGTCCAGTTATCAGTATCCAGCCGCAGGGCGGCCGATTCGTTCCACACCCTCATGCCGAAGCTCATGCGCTCAAGTCTCCCAGCTGCACGCGCAGCACGTTGGCGGCGTCGAATACCTTCAAGGCGCGGTGCGTCATCTGCATACGCCCCTGCCCGGCAACGCTGCCGTTGATTTCAAAGGTGCCGGCCTTGTCCAGCCGCCAGCCTTGCTGCCCGGCCACGTAGTTGGTCGATTGCAGCGCCGTGGCGATCTTCGCCATGTCGATGGTGCCGTCACCGATCACCGCCGAGTTGATGAACACCTGCCCGCCCTGAATCACGAACGGCGTGGTGATCTGCCCGTTGGCCACGTTGATGACCGCGAACCGATCCGCCTGGAACAGCACCTGACTCTGCATGCCCTGCGGTGTGTTCTCGATGCCCAGCCCCATGCCGGCGGCGTAATACTGGCCGTTACTGGTAACGCCCAGTTTCACCGAGTACATGGCCTGCAGCTTGCCATCCATGGCGGCCAGCGCCGTGCTGGTGGTCTGCACCGAGGCCGACGCGCTGTCGGCCTTGGCCTGGGCGGTGTCGATGCGCGACGACAGCGCGCCGTCCGCATCGGCACGGGCCGTGGCCTCGCTCTGCAGGGCGGCGGCGATGTCGTTGTTCACCTTGGCGCTCAGCGTCTCGACCTGCGAAGCCAGGGCGCTGTCGGCGGTGGCGCGGGCTGTCTGCTCGGCGGTGATAGCCGCCGCGTTCTGCCCCACCTGGGCGACCACCGTGTCAATGCGCTGCCCAAGGGCCATATCCTCGGTCGCGCGGGCGGATTGCTCCGACCACACGCCCGCCAATACCGACGTGGCGCCGGCATTCCAGCTCATATCACCCGCCAGTGGCGGGTTGATCTGTGCCGATATGCCGTCGAGGCGGCTGGCCTGGCTGGACAGCGCGCCCTCGGTACTGGTCACGCGGGTGTCCAGCGAGGTGATGGCGCCGGCCTGGGCCGTGTTCACGCTCTCGGTGCTGGTCACCCGGTTGGTCAGCGAGGTGATCGACTGGCCCTGGCTTGTCAGCGTGTTGCCCTGCTGGCTCACCGTGTTGCTAAGGCTGTTCAGCGCTTCGGCCGTGGCCGCGGCCGGAATGCGTGGGTCGGTGGTGTCATCCCAGGTCGTACCGTTCCAGCGGCTGAGCTTGTTGTTCTGCCCGGCCGTGGTGTTGACCCACAGGTCGCCCACCGTCAGTCCCGTGGTCGGGGCCGATGCCTGTCGATAGGTGCGGGTCTTCGTGCCGACCGTGTTGCTTAGCGAGGTGATCGACTGGCCCTGACTGGTCAGCGTGTTCTCGCTGCTGGTCACGCGCGTGTCGAGCGCCTGCAGCGCCGAGGCGTCCGCCTTGGTGGCCAGCCCCGACAGCGCATTGGCCGCCGCGGCGGCGGCATCCGTTGCCACCTTGTCGGTCACCGCCACCCACGCCGAACCGTTCCAGCGCTTGGGCGTGTTGGCGTTACTGGTGGTGTCAATCCACAGGTTCTGTGCCAGCCGGTCGGCCGCTGCCGGCGCGGCAGACTGGACAATCACCTTGCCCTTGCTGCCGGCCAGGGTCGCCGCATCCTGCGCCGCCTGCTGCGCCGCCACCGCTTTGCCGTCCGCGGTGGTGACACTGTTGGTCAGCGAGGTGATCGACTGGCCCTGGCTCGTCAGCGTGTTGCCCTGCTGGGTGATAGATGCGCTGTTCTGCTGCACCTGGGCGGCCAGCGCGTTGGCCGACTGCACCACCTGGCCAATGTCCAGCCAGTAGGTTGCATTCGGAGGCGCGGTGTTGACCGGAACCGCCTGGGCGGCCTGATACAGCCGCTGCCCTTGGCGCACGGTGTCGCCCTGGGCATAGGTGCGCGTCGGCTCATACGCCAGCGCGTCGACCGTCTCGGCCACCTGTTGCGCCAGGCTGTCGACTTCGGCATTGATGGCCGCCAGGTCGCTCTCCACGCTCTCGCGCAGGGTCGCCACCCGCGCCGCCACCGTGCCCGGCACCGTCGCCGGGCCGTCGATCAGATTGATTCGCTCGGCCAGGTGCTGGCCCAGCTGGGTTTCGCTGATCTTCCCGGCAATGGCGCCCAGCAGCTTCGGAACCTCGACACTGGCCTGCCCCATCACCCAGGCCGACCACGGCCCCACGTTGCCGCTGCGGTCCACCAGGCGCCCACGGAAATGGAAGGTCGCACCCGCCGCTAGGCCGGTCATGGTGTGGCTGTTGTTCGGGTAGGCGTAGTCGCCCAGGTGCATCACGCCGGTGGCGCTCGGGCTGGTGTTGTATTCGATTTCGGTGCGCTGGGTGTCGCTCGCACCCTCGGCCGGGAAGGCCCAGCCCAGACGAATGCCAAACTCCAGCGGCGTGGCCGTCAGCGAGGCCAGCGCCGGCGGGGCGCCTTCCTTGCCATTGAGCTGGGTTTCGCCGCTGTACGCGGCCAGCGAGGCCACGCCAATCGAGTTAACCGCGCGCACCCGCACCAGATAGCGCCCGGCATAGATGCCCGGCACCTCGAAGCCCAGAGCCGAGGTGCGCGGCACCGCCAGCCATTGGCCGTCATCCTTGCGCCATTCGGCTTCATAGGCCACCGCACCCGGCGCGGCCTCCCATTGTGCGCGCAGGGTGGTGATGGCCAGGCCCTGCTCGACATAGCTGAAACTCTCCAGCGTCACGCCAGTGGGTGGCGCCTGCACGCCAGCCGGCACCACGGATACCGGGCGCTGCTCGATGCGTGCGCCCGTGTCGACCGCGCCGTGTTTGCTCGGGTCGTACTGCACCCCGACAATCTCGAACACGCCCGCCTCGGGCCGGCTCACCCGCGTCACGCGGTAGAGCTGAATGGCCAGGTCGGCCGCGTCCAGCGCCCACACCGATTGTGCGCGCGGGGTCTCGCTGTACGCGGTCGTTACCGTCACGGTGCGCCCGGTCACGCTCTGCACGGTGCGGCCTTCGGCCACGCCGCTCGGCAGGTTCAGCACCAGGCGGTCGCCGACCTGCACCTGGGCGTCACGGTCGAGGGTGATCTGCCGGCCGGACACCAGGCTGATGCGCCCACCCAGCGGGCGGCCCGCCAGCAGCTCGTCGGCCACGCCGATGACCCAGCCCGGCCGGGCCAGCACACCGTCGAGCCCCACGCGAAAGGTCACCATGCGGTCGGCGGCGTTGGTCAGCAGCAGCCAGCGGCCGCGGCGGTTGGCCTCGCTGCGGCGGGTGCAGCCGATGGCGGTAATATCCTGCTTGTTCACGCCGTAGCGGCGCACCAGGGCGTTATCGGATACCGGCTCCACGTCGGACTGGTAGGCATTGGCCGGCTCGTCGTAGCTGACCAACGCCATGCTGTAGCGGTTTTTCTGCTGCCCGCCGGCGTAGCTGAACCCGCCCACCACGCCATTGGCGCGGCTGTACACGTAGTCGACCGCGCGCGGCATGTCCGCCTCGGCGACCATCTGCGTACCGTCCCAGTAGGTCATGCCGCGGAAGATCGCCGCCAGGTCGCGTAGCACCGTCCAGGCCTCGGCCTGGCTTTGGATGTACACGTTGCAGGTAAACCGCGGCTCCTGCCCACCCTGCCCGTCTGGCACCAGCTCGTCGCAATACTGGGCGATGCGGTACAGCGCCCACTTGTCCACCTGATCGGCCGTGATGCGCCGCCCCAGGCCGAAGCGCTTGGCCAGCACCACGTCATACCAGACCCAAGCCGGATTATCCGTCCAGGCCCATTTGAAGGTGCCGTCCCAAAGCCCGACATAGGCGCGGGTGGCGGGGTCGTAGTTGCTCGGCACGCGGATCACGCGGCCGCGCGTCTCGACCGCTATCGGCGGGATGTTCTGGAATTGCGAAGCGTCGAACTCGACATACAGCAGCGCCGTGTTCGGATAGCGCAGCTTGGCGTCGATGACCTCAGTGATGGCCTCGATGCGCATCTGATCGACGATTTGTGCGTCGGTCTGGTTTGGCGTCAGACGGCGGACGCGCACCTGCCAGGCACTGCCGGCCGGCAGGTCGACGCGGTGCGTGCGCTCGTACTTGGTCGAAACCTTGTCGTTGATGGTGTAGGCGCTGACCAGCTGCCAGCTGCCACCATCGGTAGCCACGTCAATGGCGTAGTCGATGCGGTAGCCCACCACGTCGCCGTTGTCTTTCTGCTGCTGCAGGCGGGGCCACGACAGGCGCAGGCGCACCGCCGACAGCTGCGGGTTGGTGATGGCGCGCACCCAGTCGTTACCACTGCGCAGCTCAACGCCGACGCCGATTTCGTTTTCCACCGCAGGCAGGCCGGCGATGTGTTCCTGATGCGGCGTGCCGGGGCGGAACTCCCAGCGCACGCCGGGGAAGTTCTCGGCGCCATCCGGGCCGATCAGCGGCGTGCCGTCCAGATAGATATCGCGGCCGTCCAGCGTGCCGGCCACGTTGCCGGCGAACTCGCCTTCACCCAGCGCCACCAGCACCTTGGCATAGGCAATCGACTGGGCGCTGTCGGGCGCTTCCTTCGGGGTGCGCGGCTTCTTTTCGCCACCCTTGCGGCCGTGAATCGCTGCTGCTGCGCTCATGCGGGGAACCTCGAAAACGAAAAAGCCCGGCGCATGGCCGGGCTCAGGAATGGGAAACGTGCGGGTTACAGCTGGTCTTCGGCGTAGATACCGCCGGAAATGATCGCCCCGCCGATGCGGCGTTTGCCGTACAGCAGGCCGACCGGGTTGCCCTGGGCGGTGGTGTTGACCGCGCCGCCGAAGGCATACGACGGTTTGTTTTCCGGCGCCTCACGGCCGGACAGGCCGGTCGCCTGCGGCGCGAGCATCTGCGCCACGCCGCCGACCATCATCCCGGCGCCGGCGGCGACTAGCCAGGCCTGCCCGGTGTACACACCCACCGCTACCAGCACCGCGCCCAGCACGGTGGAAAACACGCCACCGTTCTTGCTGCCGATGATCACCGGCGCGATGCGGATATCCCCCTGCCGGCCTTCCAGCTGCAATTCCTGCTCGGTCAGGTTGCGCCGGCCGTAGAACACCGCGTAGGTCAGCCCGCGGTCACGGCTGGTCGCCAGGTACTGCTCGAAGCCAGGCAGCTGCGCGCACAGCGCGCGGATCGCCTCGGCCGGGCTCGCCACGGCCAGGCGAAACACCCGGCCGAAGCGCGCACCCAGCACGCCGTAAAGGCGCACGGTTCGCAGTTGATTCATGCTGCCCCCTTGTAGCGCACCACCAGCGCGGTGCGGTCCAGCCAATAGCCGCCATACGCCACCCGGCCACTCGGGCGGCCATACAGGTGGTGCAGCAGCTGTCCATCGCCCAGGTACACGCCGCCGTGGTTCACCGCCGGCGCCTGCACCTGCATCAGCACCACGTCGCCGCGCTGCAGCGGGCCGCCGGCCACCTCGAATCCGGCCTGTTCGAAGCGCTCCAGATAGTGGTTTTCGCCGTTGTGCCACCAGCCATCCGCGCGCGGAAAGTCGGGCAGCGTGATGCCGTATTCCAGCTGGTAAAAGCCGCGGATCAGCCCATAGCAGTCATAGTCGGTGCCATGCACGAACGGCCGCCCCTCCAACGGGGCCACGCCCTCGCACGGGGTCAGCACGTTAAGGTCACCCTCGGGCCAGCTCAGGATGTACCAGGGCACGGTGCCGGCGTTGCACAGGGCCACGTCGGCGGCACTGGCGCGGCTGGTGGCGTCGGGGTGTGAATGCACCACGCCGACGATGGCGCCCAGGTCTTCGGCGGCGGCGTAGTCGGCCGGGTCCAGCTCGAAGCGATCGGCACCGGCGGCGCCCTCGGCCAGGTTGCGGCAGCGCACGTACTGCTGGCGGCGGCCGATCTGCACCACCAGGCCGCAGCACTCGCGCGGGTACTCGGCCGCGGCGTGCGCACGCACGGCGGCCAGTATGTGTTTACGCATGGGTTATTGCCTCAGTAGGGCGGCGCCGGGGAAGCCGCCATGTGGCAGCGGGTTGTTGGCGCCGAAACGCGCCTTGCAGTCGCTCAGCAGGCCGCCGCAGCGGTCGCGGGCGGGGTCGTCGGTGGGGTTTCCGTCAATGTCGGCCACCGGGCCGCCGGTGTAGCCGCAGTCGGGGCCGCGGTACTCGCCGCACATGGCCCAGTCGCACAGCCCGTGAATCTGCCTCGCCGGGATCTTCTGCCCCTGCACGTCGGCCGGCGAGCTAAGCGCAAAGGCCACGGCCTCGCCGTTCTCGCCGGTCTTCTGCTCGATGTACCAGACCTGGGTTTTCTCCTGGGTCGGGTCCGCGGCCGGGTTGCCACCCTCGAAGTTCACCGCGTCGAGGTAGTGGGCAAAGGTGGTACGCACCGTGACGCGCGCCTGGGCCAGGTCGGCGAACAGCAGGCACAGCGCGCTGATCGAGCCATCGAGGTTACCCACCGTCAGCGTCGGCGAAGGCGCCGGGCCGTCGCCGTCCAGGGCGAAGCCTTCGCCCTTCACCGGCCAGGCGCGGTACTCCTGCCCCTGCCACCAGATCGACTTAGCGCGCAGTGGCTCGGGGCTGTTCGCCGCGGCCGCCAGCTCAGCCGGCGTATGCGCCACGGCGTGGCCATGAAAGTGCAGCACGTCGCCACCGAACGCCGTGCAGTCGATGACGTACAGCGTCACCTCGGCGCCGGGTTCCAGCAGCTGCACATCGGCATTGATGCCCATCGGTCACTCTCCAAAAACAGCAAGCCCCGCACGGGGCGGGGCTTCGGGTGGCGGCGTGACGGGTGACGGCGGCGAATGCTCGCGCGCCAGTTCGCCCAGGTACGCCAGCTGGCAGTGCCGCAGCTCGCCCACGCGGTCGCGCCAGAACAACGCATTGATCAGCCGTTCAGCCAGCCGCCAGCGGCGTTTCGCCGGCGTGCGCAGCTGGGCACTACGGTAGGCCCGGCTCGACAGTGTTTCGTCGACGTAGCCCCACAGCAGCGCGTTGGCGAGCTGGTCCAGGGCGATCAGCAGGGCCAGCCAGTAAGGCCGCCGGCCATAGCGGGCCACGTAGGTGGTCAGGTCCAGCTTATTCATGGCTGGCCACCCATAGCCGCGCCTGCTCGGCGCCGGCCAGGTGCAGCGCCTCGGACAGCTCGGCGGCGGTCACGGCCACCGGCGTGTTGTCCGCCAGCACCCAGGTTACGGTCGCGCCCTCGCCGGCTTCCTGCAGGCCGAGAATGGCGCGGGCCATGCGCGCCTGACTAATTTCGTCGCCGTCGAATACCCGGCCGCTGGCGGTGGCCACCTTGATATTGCGCACCGCCTCGGCGCGGCGTGTCTTCCACGCTTCGCGCGCCGCCTGTGCAGCTTGCTGGGCCTTGTCGTCAGCGGTGATCAGCTGGGAAAAGTCGATATTCATTCGGGCAGTTCCTCGGGCATGTCGGGCAGCGGTTCCGGCTCGGCAGGCGGATCGAACGGCAGGTCAATCTCGCCGTCGACCATCACCACCAGGGGCTTGGGGAAGGCCACGGCCTGGCTTGGGTTCGGCCCGTGGGGCAGGCGCAGGGTCAGGTGCAGGTCGCCGTCAATGCGCGACACGGGGCCGACGATCCACGGCGAATCAATCGCCTCGGCCGGCAGCGTGGAGCCCTCGGGCAGCGGGCCGAAGTCGAAGGCCTGGCCGTTGAGGGTCAGCACGTCGCCGGCACGGGTGGCGGTCAGGGTTTCGTCCAGGCGGACGGGTGACAGGGTGATGTGCATGGGTGCTCCTTAATTGAACCAGCGGCCTATAGCCCGCAGGTTCACACCATTGGCAATACGGCTTCCTGCAACGTCGAAAATTGCGAACGGAACAGACGACACGGTTTCAGTGGCGCGCGTGGTCGCTGTCGCACCGTTTGAGCCTGTGCGCGGGGTGGCAAAGCAGGTGGGCGGGGAACTGAACTGCGCCGGGAATGTCCAAATCTTGTCCGCAGTAGCGTCGCCCGAGGTCTTCGTCCAGCATTCCTGGGTGCCGTCGGCATACTTGATAAAATCCCCATTCGCGTTAGTGCCTCGCTCGAAGATTGCACCTGTCGGCACCCCCGCGGCCTGGCTGACGCTGCCGAGAATGGTGCCCTCATGGTAAGCGCCCCCCCATGCCCCCCAGGTCGTCGAGCTGACTTTAACCCGGTATTTAAAGGTGCTGCGGCTTGTGCCACCGTTGGGGCTCGCCAGCTGCCAGCCCCAGCCAGAACCCTCGGCAAAAGTCAGGACCGTGCAGCCGGTGGCGCCGAAAGGGTTACCGGCGGCGCCACCTGCCATCCTGACGATCTGATTAGGCCTCACGGCGTCTATATCGGTGACCGTGGTGGCCGTGAGGGTTCCCCAGCCGAACGCGCCGGCGAGCAATACCGCGCCGGGGGTGGCGTCATCCGCCCCCGTCTGAACATCCGCAGTCGCCGCCGTCCCAAGCCCGAACATATTCCGCGCGGCTTGCTTCTGCGCCGCCGTGCCTGGCAGCGCGGCGATATACAGCTCGGCAAAGTTGGCAATGGCCTTTTCGAACGCCGTGCGGGCGCTGTCGCCGCCGGCGCCGCTGCCGGCGGCGCCGAGGTTGATTAGCTGTTGTGGCATGTGTGCCTCACGGGTGGTATGCGGTTTCGAAGGTCACGGCCAGGGTGTAAACCCGGCCGTGACCTGTCAGGGAAAGTTCGCTGCGCTGGTACAGGCCCAGCTCGCCAAGCGGCGGCGTCCAGAGAAAGGCCTTGGCCTTGCCGTGGCGGCGCAGAAAGGCACGGATCGGCTGCAGGTACTCGGGCGTACCCGTGAACGTCAGCGGCCAGCTGTGCGTGGTGGCGTTGATGCCGTCGACCACCGATTGGGCGTAACCGTCACCGAACTGCACCCGGCGGGTGCGTTCATCCTCGGTGCCGGTCGCGCCCAGCCGCGGCGACCATGTGAAGGTTTCAAGCGGCATTAACGTCTCCCGTTCAGGTGGCGGCCGATGGCGCCATCGGTGCGCAGATCGCGCGCGAGCAACTGCTGGTAACGCTGCTCGACAAAGCGGCCGATATCGGCGCCGAACTGCTCCATGCCGGCCGGCGTTTCCACCTCGGCGCCGCCCTCGTTGGTGATGCTGATATGCACCACCGGCGCCGCCCCGCCAGTACGGGCGCCGTCATTGGCCGCCGGCTGGCGGGACAGGAAGGCTTTCAGGTCGCCGTTCGTGCGCCGATCCACCACGCGCTCGCCCTGATCCAGCAGCCAGGTGCCTTCGCGCGGGATGCTGTCGATGCCGTCATGCGCCATGCCCATGATCGACGTGGCGGCAATCATCCCCACCGAGGCATAACCCAGCCCGCGGATCAGCGAGGCCGCCGGGATGCCCATGATCGGCCCCAGCTCCAAGGCCTTGGCCGCGGCGACTTCGGTGCTGACCATGGTCTGCGCGATGGCCGCCGCCTTGCTGGCCAGAAACAGCACCTTGTAGGCCGCCGAGCCCTCGCCGGCCATCTGCTTCATCATGTCCGCGGCGTTACCCGTCACGTCGGCAAACACGCCGAGCGTGGCGACCTTGTAGGCATCGCCCATGGCCGCCAGCCGCGCGTTGCTGGTGGCGGTGATCTCCTCCACCCGCGCGGTGTGCTGCGCCTCGTTGATCAGCTTTTCATCGAGAAAGGCTTTCTGTCGGGCCAGCTCGTCGCCGCGCCACTTCTCCAGCTCCTTTTGCGCCTCGGCAACCTTGATCAGCTCGCCGGCCGGGCCGCCCACGCTGGCATCGAGCCCGCTAAAGGTCGGCGCCTTGGTGATGGCCGCTTTGCTGAACTGGTCGCGCGCCGCGTCGTACTGCTCGGGCGTCACCCCGCCGGCGGCGCGGGCTTCGTTGAGCAGGCGCACACGCTCGCGCATCTGCGACAGCAGCCGTTCCTCGGCCGTCTGCGCGCCCTCCATCAGGCTTTTGTAGGCCTGCTGGGCATCGAGCGCGTCTTTCGCTGCCGCAGCCCTTTCGAGTTCGCTTTTCTGCGCCGCCGTCAGCGCCTTTAGCTCGCCTTCGGTGGTCGCGTAACGGATGCGCGCAAGCTCGGTGCTCTGCCCGTGCATGGCCACCTGCTGCTGCAGGGTGGCCAGGGTGCGGGCGTGGGCGTCGTTCAGCTGCTTGACCGCGCGGGCGGCTTCCTCGGCGCTGCTCTTGGCGGCGCGGGCGGCTTCCTCACGGGCGGCTTTATGCTGCTGTTCGGCATCCACCGCGGCAGCCGCAGCGCGGGCGCGCTCAGCCAGCGCACGGCCGGCGGCGGTGTCTTCCAGGCCATCGGTGGCAATCTGCCGGTTGACCTCGCCCAGGGCGCTGGCGTCCTTGAGCTTGGCGGTTTGCTCGGCGAGCCCGGCAATCTTCTTTTCCCAGCCGCTGGCCAGCTCGGGCGACAGGCTGACCACGTTTTCCATGGAGTCGGCCAGGCCCTTCATCTGGCCTTGCAGCTCGTTGGCACCCTCCCCGAGCTGGTGGCTTTTCGCAATCAGCTCGACGTAGCTGGCGGCCAGCTGCTCGATCTGCGCGCGCAGCTCCTCGGAAGGCCCCACGGCCTCGATCAGCGCCTGGGTGGCTTCGTCCACATCCATGCCGGCCCGCACGCGCGTGCCGAACTGCTGCGTAGCCGCTACGCGGTCACGCCGTGGGGCGCTGAAATTGTTGCTGTACTGGTCGGGCGCGCTGGTGATCTGGCCAATCCCGGCCAGGGCATCGCGCGCCGCCTGCTGCGCCTGGGCCTGCTGCTGCAACAGGTTGTTGATCATCGGCCGGCGCTGTACGTCGGCGAGCTTTTCCCATTCCTCGCGCAGCTCGGCAATCGGGCGTTTCAGGTCCACCGCGGCGGTGGCGGCCTTGTCGCCGTGGTCGGCGAACAGCAGGAAACTGGCCGCCGTACCGGCCGCCAGGATGGCCAGGCCCATCGGGCCACCCAGCGCGCCGAGCAGGCCCGACACGGCACGGCTACCCACGGCCGCGGCGCGGCTGTAGGCGGTCTGTGCCGTGGCCTGGGCCAGGGTCGCTTCGCGGTCGGCCAGCTTGGCCAGGCGCAGGCGCGACAGCGCGGCGGTGTGGGCATCGGTAAAGCGCGTTGCCTGCGCGTGCGCCTGGGCGCTGGCGAGTTCGGCCTGGGTATGCCGCACCGCCATATTGGTGGCGTCGAGCTGGGCTTTCGCACGGCCGACGTTGGCGCCAATGGATGCGCGCACGGCGTTGATTTCCGCCAGTAGCGCGGCGGTCGAGGTGGCCGCCCACTTGGTCAGCCCACCGGCGCCGACCGCCAGCACCGCCACGGCCAGGCCGTCGAGGTTGTCGGTCAGCAGGTTGATCAGTTCGGCCAGATTGGCGGTGGCGCCGCTGGCTTCGTTCTGCTGGCCCAGCCAGCGCGCGTAATGGTTGGACAGCCGCTGAAGAGCATCACCCACGGTGGTGGGCATCCGCTCGGTTGCATCAGCCAGTTCCTTTTCCTTGCTGATAAGGGCTGGCATCCATTTACTGGTGACGAGTTCACCGTTGCGCGCCATGTTTTCCAGCTCGGCGCTGGTTACGCCCAGAGCGTCGGCCAAGGCGTTAACTATGGCCGGCGCCTTGGTAAGCATGTTCTGCCATTGATCGCCCTGCAGCTTTCCAATGGCAATCGCCTCGCCAGCTGACTTGATGACGGAGGCGGTGTCCTCAGCATTGGCGGCACTGAGCGTGAGCCCAGAGGCTAAAACGTTCACGAACCCGGTGACGGTTTCCGTCGCATAGCCCATGTCACGCATGCGCTTGGCCGAGGTGATGAACAGTTCGGCTTGATCGCTGTAACGCTTGTAGGTCCGGTCGCTGATTTCCATCAGCTTCTCGGAGACGGCGCGGTATTCCTCCTGCGAGGCGGTGGCCATCTTCAAGCGCGAAGCCACCTGGCCCCAGTTGTCGGCCTCGGCCACGGCATTGCCGACCGCCAACGCGCCCAGCATGGCGCGGGCGTAGTTGCCGGCGTTGGCGGTCAGCTCCGACAGGGCGCTGTTCTGCGCCTGAATCGCCGCCTGCTGCGCCCGCCACCCGGCCGCGGCCTGGCGGTTGCCGTCACCGATGGTGCGCAGGTAGTTGGCCCCCATGCGGCTGGCTCGCGCCATTTCCCGCTGATAGGAACTGGTTTCAGCCGAAACACTGACCACCAGCGAGCGGAGCGTTTGTCCAGACATCGCCATTCTCCAGGCAAAAAAAAGCCCGCACGAGGCGGGCATTGGCTAGGCCATTTTTCATCTGAGCTGCTGGGCGCAGTAGTAAGACGCCTCCGTCAGCGAACCATCTTTGCGCAGCGAGTAATCCGCACCTCCGTAATAGGGCGCGGTCACAGCCATTGATTCCTGCGACAGGCGAGCGACATTAAGTCGACCACCATCTTGGGATCGGATCTGCTGGCCGTCGAACTTGATACGAGAAATCGAATCCTTCCCGTTCCAACTACTGCAAAGTAACCCAGTTCCCGACGCATCCAAGCGTAGCGTCGATAAGTACGGCCCCATGCTTCCCGTCCATGCTCCAACCATCAAAGTTGGCGGCGACACCGCGCGAATGCTCGGAAAGTCATTGTTCAGCATGTCGCTATACATATCGTGCGAGCCGCAAGCGGCCAAACTACCAATCAGCAACACAGGCGCACACCAAGCGAGTAGACGCATAGACTCCCTCCCAAAAGGCGGCACTCTAACATCACTCACCGCCGGCGCTAGATGTCACAGCCGCACGGCCGCGCAGGAAGGCAAAGAAGGTTTCGGCAGCGTCTGCCGGTTCCACCTCGTCGTGCGTCTGTTCGTCGCTGACACGCGCCCAGGGTGGCAGCATGTCGGCGGCGGAGACTTTCGCCCCGGCTGCCTGCAGCGGTGCCGCCGCGATGATGGCCCCCATGACATCATGCCGCATATCGCCGATGGGCGATTCTCGGTCGTAGGCGCGCCACAGGTTGAACTCCTCGACGGGCATCTGATCCAGCTCGCCGAGGGTCTTGCCCAGGCGAAGGCACAGGGTCAACGCGAAGGCCAACCCCGGCTCCGCCTTTAGGCGTTTCCCGCTTCGTCCACCGGATCGGGTGGCGCCTCGCCCTTCTCGGCCATGCCGATGCCGCTCAGCTCGAAGGCCTTGGCGGCGAGGCGGTCATGCACGGCGGAAAAGGTCGCAGCCACTTCGGCCACGTCCTTGGCGCGCTGGACCGGCTCGGCACTGAACACCGGGGCGCGGTTCTCGTCGTGCAGGCTGACCACCACCACGAACGCATAGAGCGCGTCGATGCCGAAGACCTCCCAGGGCTCGCGCTCGCGCTCGGCATCGGCCTGGGCATCACCCTCGGCCAGCGCGGGCGACAGCAGGGCCGCCATGCGGTTGTACTCGCGCCACTCGCTGAGCTTCAGGCCGCGCACCACGACCTTGGCGCCCCACTCGGGCACGTCGACGACTTCGCTTTTCAGGTTGCTAAACGGGTCCACTACCTGGGCGCGCAGCGAGGCGGCGGGCGCCGCCTTGCGGGCCGCCATTACGGCGTCACCACGGGATCAGCCCAGATCACCGCGCCGCTCACGCGCACCATGAAGGTGGCAGCCAGAATGCCGCCGGCGCCGGCTTTGTAGGTGTACTGCTTGACGAAGCCGAGAAACTTGCCGGTCGATCCGTCCTTGTGCTTGATCTGGAAGGCGCGCAGGCCGGCATCGCCCTTGGCCTTCATCACAGTCTTATGCGCCGGGTCGGTTTGCGCCCAGTTGCCAGCCAGGGTGACGTTGGCCGAGTCGGACAGGCCACCTTCGTATTCCTTGACGTCACTAGCAAAGGTGGTGGTTTCATGCTCGTCGGTCTGGCCGTCCTGCAGGTCGATATCTTTGATGATTACATTCAGCTCGACGTATTCCAGACCCTCGGCGGCGGGGTCGGTTTGCACGGTATCAGTCATGCCCAGCTGCAGGCCAAGCGCCGACTGGCTTTTCGATTTCTTCTCGCTCATGCGGGGTTACTCCTCGGGGGTTAGGGTGTATTCCCAGCGGATGCCGTAGAGATCGCTTTCGCGGTCATCGGGCAGGCGCTGGACGCCGCCGCAGCCAAAGCCGGGCGCGGGTTCGCGGGTCAGTTCGTCGAAGGTGGCCTTGGCCAGTTGCAGGGCCTGCAGGTGCTCGGCGGCCCATACGTCGACCTGCACCTGGGCGCGCGCGGAGCCATCCGGCCCGCCGAAGGTGAAACCCTCAGAACCGCCCACGATGCTGTAAGTGATGTACGGCGCCGCCGTGCCCTCGGGCGCGACGCCAGGAAACACCCGCCCAGCCGCCAGCGGCCCCAGGCGGGCATAAATGGATTCTTCAAGAAACATGGTTGCCTCAGAGGCCGGTGATGGCCTTGTCGATGCCAGCGGCCAGGCGGCTGATGGCGGCGCCCTCGATGGCGGCCAGGTTGGCGTCCCAGGTCGGGCGGATGAACGGGGCGGCGATCATGTGCCGGGTGCCCAGCTCGATGAACCGCCAGTAGAACGGGGCCAGCTTGTCGCTACGCGGGGCGCTGATCCTCACGCCCGCCACGGCTTCGCCGGGGGTATCACTGCGCCGTGCCACGGTGGCCACGGTGCCGCGCTTGAGCCTGCCGGTTCGCACCGGGGCGGACTCGCGCACCTTGTCGCGCGCCACCCGCGCACCGGCCAGCACGGCCTCGCGCGCCACCTTGCGCTGCAGGGCCTGGCTGAGCTGCAGGAAGTCATCGCCCAGGGCGTCGAGGCCGATCACGTCAAGTGATACGTCCATCAGGGTTTCACCGTCTTGCACATCAGGCGCAGCCACTGGCGGCGTTCATCCGGCAGCGGGGCGACGATTTCCAGGGTGGTGCCGTGATGCGTCACGCGCATCCCGGCGGTAATGTCTGCGCGGTAGCGCACGCGAATTTCGAAAGTGACTTCCGACTGTTCGGCGCTGGCGGCCAGAAACGCCCGGCCGGATACGCCCTTGACCTCGGCCCAGGGCCGGCAGAACTCTTCCCATTCCGTTATCGGACTTCCGGTCGTGCCTGGGACCATCACGGGCCGCGATATCATGACTTTGTTGCGTAGGGTTCCGGCTCGCATATCAGAACCTCGGCGGTAGGGTTATTTCAGCCAACAGGGCATCCATGAAGCTCGAGGGAAGCTCAGCGACGATGGTGCCGACGATGAGCGTTTCCCGATTCTCATAGGCCGTCGCAGCGTGCATCAGCATCCAGCTTTTCACGCCCGGGTAGGCATCCAGATCGACCCCGGCGCTGTAGCGGATCACCAAGCGCCCCGGAGGACGCCCGGCAGGAAAGACTAGGAAGCTTTCGCGGGCGCTGTGCTGTAGCACATGCGGCACCTGCAGGGCGGTCAGTGAGCCGTCGCTTTCGCGCACGCTCACCGACTGCACTTCCTTGACCTGCCCCACGTCGAGGGCGTGGCCGGAGCCATAGGCCGGCGGCCACTCCTCTTCATAGGTGGCTTCACGAATCGCCGCACCGGTCCGCGCCTCGCACTGGGCCGTTACGCCGGGGATGATGATCAGCTCGATCAGCTCCGGCTGCAGGTCTTCGACTTCGACCCGGCATTGCCGGGCCACGTCTTCGAGCGTCAGAACCGGCTGACCGGTGTAGGCGATTCGCTTGGCCATGGGTTAGGGCTTCTTGTCTTCGTCGACGGTGTCGTTATCGCCGGTTTTGTTCTCGGCGGTGTTGTCACCAGTGTTTGCAGCTCCGGCGGCGCCGCCCTTGGGTACGGCCGTCTGCGCGGCCGGGGCGCCCTTACCCTTGGCGTAGGCTTCCGCCACGCCCGCTTCGATCAGCTGATCGGCCTTTTCCTTGGCGAACCCGGCTACTTCGTTCGGGCCGTAGCCCTGCCAGGGTTTCTTGAACTTGATGATGGTCGGCTTGCTCATGTTGGAGTCTCGCTTGGTTCAAGGGACGCCCCGCCGGCTGGCGGGGCAGTCAGTTACATGCCGGCACCCCAGGTGACGCCGGTACCGATGGCGATCGACTCGACATGGCGCGGGCCGAAGTCGTGCTTGCTGATCACGCGGATCAGTGTCTGGTCGCGCTGGAAGGCGCTGACCACGTTGCCTTCGCCGTCCTTGTAGGAGGCTTCGGTGCTGATGGCGATGGCCAGCTGCTCGACCTCGCCGATGTAGCAGTCGGCGAAGTTGACGAAGTAGATTTCGGACTCGTTGCCGCCCGCACCCAGGTTGGTCGGGATCTGCGTGCTGAGCGCCCACTTGTAGCCCTTGAGCAGACCGGCATCGATTTCCGGATAAGCCTTGTTGCCGTTGCCATCGCGCAGGCTCTGCAACCAGCGGATCGTGCGCGGGTGCATCAGCCAGCCACATGCGGCCAGGTCGACGTTGGCTACCTCCAGGCGCAGCATCAGGCCGCCGAGGAAGGTATCGACGTCAGCCAGGGTGACGCCGGCAGGCTGCGCCACGATGTGGCCCGCCGGCGCCCAGTAGCGCAGGCCCTTCGGCAGCGGATCGACGCCCGAACCGCGAATGAAGTGCAGGTCCTCGGAAAGGCCCATGCTGGTGGCCAGGTCGCTGCTGACCAGTGCGTCGACGCGCGGATTGACGCCGGAGAAGGCCAGCAGGTCGTTGGAGATCGGCACTATGGCCGCCGCCTTCTTGGCCGACAGCTTGAGGTCGGCGAAGGTCATCTCGGTCAGCGGGATATCCTGCTCGGTACCGATGTAGCTGACCGAAGTGTTGCCGTTGATACGCGGCAGGGTCATGTTGCCGTTGTTCAGCGGCAGGCTGACCGCCCCCATGCGACGAACGACCGACTTCGGACGCAGCGACTCGATGACGCCGGAGCTGAAGTTCTCCGGCACCAGCACACCGCCGGCACCAGCGGTTACGGTGGACAGCGCCATGTGCACATCGGCGCCGAAGCCGTTCACCTTGGCCAGCTCTGCAGCCTGCTGCTGGTTGCCCTGGGCCTGAACCAGCAGACGCACCATCTGCGCCATGGCCACATCGGGCTTGGTCGGCTGGTTGAACGGGCCTTCCACACGACTGCCAGGCGGGCTGTTAATGCCCTGGGCGCCTTCGTTCACCGGCACGGCGGCCGAGGCCGCGGCGCGCTCCGCGCTTTCGGCACGGCTGATCTTGTCGGACAGGGTGTTGATCTGTGCTTCGAGCTCGCCGAACTTGGCCAGCTGCTCGGCGTTGAGGCTGGTACCGTCAGCCTCGAGTTTGGCCAACGCTTGCAGCTCGGAGTTGAGCTGGGCGCGTTCGCTTCGCAGTTGAAGTACTTTGGACATCGGGTGTCTCCTGGGCATGAAAAAGCCCGCACGGGGCGGGCTCGGGTTAGCTGCCGCGAACGCGGTCAGAATCGGATTTGCAAGCCGGCTGCGGCTGCGCGCATGCCGATCCGTGACGGGCTGCGCTGGGAGCGCGCCTGCGCGATGGCCTGCGATATTTCATCCACCGCCTGCTGCGGGCTTTGCAGCCGATCGGCAAGGCCCGCCGCGATGCCAGCCTTGCCGCGGTAAAGGCCCGCCTGGGTGTCGATGACCTGTTGCACGGACAGACCCCGGTAATCGGCCACGGCGTTGACGAACAGCTGATAGCTCTCCTGCACCAGGTCGTTCAGCACCTTCAGCGACTGGTCGCTGAGCGGCTCATGCGGCGTCAGGTCGTTCTTGTGCGAGCCGGCGTAAACGGTGGTCACCTTCACGCCGAGCTTTTCGTTCATCTGGCTGCGGTCGTAGTGGCTGGCGATGACGCCAATCGAGCCGACCCCGCTGGTCTGGCTGACCACGATCTCGCTGCACGCAGCCGCGATGATGTAGCCGCCGCTGTAGCCGCTGAAGTTGATCACCCCGGTGATCGGCTTTTGCTGGGCCATGGCACGAATGTCCGCAGCCAGCTCGAAGGCACCGGTAGCGGCGCCGCCCGGGCTGTCGATGTCCAGCACGATGTGCTCGACCATCGGATCAGCGACCGCTGCGCGAAGCTGCTGGCGAAGCCCTTCATAGCTGGTCATGGTTTCGCAAGGCTGCAGGTGCGCCCCGCGGCTAACCAGAACACCGTGCACGTCGATGACCTGAATGCCGGTGCGGGCGATGGTCTGCCGCCGGCTTTCCTCAGCCAGCGCCAGGCGGTCGCTGTGCCCTTCGTCCTCCATCATCCGGGCGCCGTCACTGGCACCGATGTTGACGATATTCAGGCTCATCGCCTGGTTGGCCCAGCGCACACCAAGTTCGAGCATGTCCGGGGTAATCAGCAGCGGCTGGTTGAAGAGCAGGCTGGCTGCTCTGAGATAGGCTTTCATTGCGCCAGGATCCTCTCGATTTCAGCGTGCTGCAGTTCGAGCTGCGCGCGGACGTTGGGGTTGTTCAGGTCGGGCATGCCCTTGCCGGCATCGACCATGTTCAGCGGCTGCAGGTACACATCGCCGCCGGCAACCGGTGGCATGTTCTCCAGCCGCCGAATGTCGTTGACGCTCAGCCAGCCCCATTGACGGCCGATGGCGTACGACTCGTAGCGGCTCTTCTGGTCGCCGCGCAGGAGGCCGGACAGGTTGAACTCGATGAAGTGGTCGCGCCGATCCTTGGGCAGCAGGAAGTCACGCATCATCGATTGCTCGTGACGCTTGACCCACGGCAGCAACGCGAAAACGACGAACTGGATCAGCAGCTGTTCCAGCGTGTTGTAGTTCGACTTCTCCAGATCGTTGACCATCGGCAGCGGGATCTTGTAGATCCGCGCTACGTCGGTGCCGCTGAGCTTGAGGATGTTGACGATGTCGGCATCGACGTGGCTCATGCTGATCGGCTTGAAGGCCATGCCTTCCTGCAACAGCGCGACCTTTTTGGTGTTGTCCATGCCGCCGTACTTGTCCCCCCACTGATCGAGGATGCGATCGATGCTCGCCTGGTCCTTGATCGCCGGCGCCTCACGCGGACGCTCGATAACGCCGGAAACGGCCACGCCGTTGGCAAAGCTCTTGCCGGTGTATTGGCGTACCGCCTGGGCCAGCCCTACCGCCTCGGCGTGCAGCTCGATGGGCGACATGCCGGTGTAGTGGTTCACGCTATGCCAGCGCACATGGTGAACCATGCGCATCGGCAAGCGCTCCGGATGGTTGCCCACCTGGTAGCAGGGCAGCATGTCGCCGCCCTTGTAGGTGATCACCTTGCTGGTATCCAGCGGCCAGAGCGCAGCCACGTTGCCGTCGTCGCGCCGTTCGATCAGCTGGAAGCCGTTGCCGCGCAGGCCCGCGGAGAGCTGGGTGCACTCGCGCAGTTCGTACGGCGTTTGAAAGCCGTTGGGCTGGTAGCGCAGCACGTCGTACAGCGGATGGTTGATGGCGGCTTCGCGTTGGCCCTGCCCTTGCCGGCGGTACAGCTCGAGCGGCAACTGGCCGATGGATTCGGCCAGCAGGGTGACGCAGTTCTGCAGCACCGGGATGCCCAGCGCCGTTTCCGGCGTGACGACCATCCCGCTGCTGTTCTTGCCGCGGCCAATCAGCCCGCGCCACCAGTCGTTGCTTTCGGTGACGCTGCCGCGCGTGTCGCCGAGAAGGCTGGAAAAGAACATGTCAGCCCCCTTTTGCGTTGAGTTTGGCAGCAGCGCGGTCGGCCAGATAGGACCAGCCGAGCAGCCCACCACCGGCCACCATCAGCGCGGCGGGGATGTTGAGCAGGGCGACGCCCGCCACCACCAGGCCGAACCCAACCAGGCCGGCCAGCCAGGAAAGCACCATCAATTTCATATGCCCGTGCCTTCTTCGTAGATTGAGGTGCCGCTGTTCACGCTGCCCGCGCCGCTGCTGCCGGTGGCCATGATTGCGGCGACGATGCCGTCGATACGGCCGATCGCCTTTTGCTTGTCCACTTTGCGGTTGCCCGCGGGGTCCGAAACGGTGATCGCGTTGCCAGCGTTCCAGGTCAGGACCGGGTTGCCATCGTGCCGCAGCGTTTCGACTTCCACCGCCTCGCGTGGGATCAGCTGGTAGTCGCCCGGGTCGAGGTCGAGCACATCAGGCTCCGCAACGGTCCCCAGCAAGCGGCGCTCGAACTCATCCACTGCGGGGCCCATGTCCTTGAACCCCTGCCCGAACGGCGTCAGCTCGGGGAGCGTAATGCCGTGTTCGTTCATCAGCTCGCGCAGGTCTTCGATGCGCCAGCGGTCGTAGGCGATCTGGTGCACCTCGAAGTAGTCGCAGATCGTCTGCAGCCGGCGCAGCACATGCAGCTTGCTGATGGCCTTGCCCGGCGTGGTTTCGAGATGCCCATCCTTGATCCAGACGCTGTAGGGCACCTTGTCGCGGCGCTCCCGCTCCTCCAGCTGATGATCCGGAATCCAGAAGTACGGCAGCAGCCGCCAGTGCGGGTCGGCATCGATCGGGTAGAACAGCAACACGAACGCCGTCAGGTCGGTGGTACTCGACAGGTCGAGCCCCGCCACCGCAGGGCGGTTGCGCAGCAGGCGCATGGGCACGCGCTCTTCGGCGGCGCTCCAAACGTCCCAGCCGATCCAGGGGTTGTCCGCCTGGGTCCACTGGCAGAAGTTCAGGCGGCGCACGACCGCCTCTTTCGCCGGAAGGCCTCGCGCTTCGGCCACCTGTTCGCGCAGGTACTTGCGGCCGGGAATGCCCTCGGTTTGCCGATCCGGATCAGCTACGAAGTCCAGCGAGGGGTTGACCTTCGCCCAGCAGCTCTCATCGGTGAACGGGTCGTCGCCTTCGTCCAGGGAGCAGATGAAGGCGAACAGGCTGTCGTTGTCCTCGATGCCAGCGCAGATGCGTTTTCCCAGTTCGTGGTACTGACCGCAGACGCTGTTCTTGTCGCTGCCGCTGTTGGTGATCATCACGATCATGGCGCGGCGGCGGTTCTTCGTGCCGGCGCGCATCATGTTTACGGCGGTGGCGCTCTTGTGCTCGTGCAGCTCGTCCAGCAGTCCGATGTGCGGACGCGGGCCGGACTGACCATCGTCCGAGCTGATCGGCCGGAAGAAGCTATTGGTGCTCGGGTAGAACAGGTTCCAGACCTTCTCGTCCCGACCCGATTGCACCAGCCTGCGCACCAGCGCGGGCGACATGTTGACCATGCTCACCGCATCGCGGAACAGGATCATCGCCTGGTCGCGCTTGGTGGCGGCTGCGTAGATCTCGGCGCGCTGCTCATCGTCGGCGACAAGGCCGTAAAGGCCGATGCCACCCACCAGCGGCGACTTGCCGGAGCCCTTGCCCGTCTCGATGTAGGCCATCCGGAAGCGGCGGTAGCCGTCGACGGTGTACCAACCGAACAGGCTGCCGACCACGAAGGCCTGCCAGGGCGCAAGCACGAAGGGTTCGCCCTCGTACTCGCCGCCGTTCAGGCAGAGCACTTCCTCGAAGAAGCCGAGCGCCTTGTCAGCCGCGGCCTGATCCCATACCAGCCCGCGCATTTCGGCGGTATCGCGGTCGCGCAGGTGGCGCTTGCAGGCGTTACGCACGTCAGGGCCTGCGACCAGCTCACCGGCCAGCACCGCCTGGGCGAATGCGGTTACGCGGTCAACTGAAGTACTTGGCGGCAGCGTCTCGTTGTTCATTGGGGAATAGCTCACCTTGCGGGGCCGCCGCCTTCATGTTGCGGCGGGCCATCGGCGAGAAACCAAACAGGGCGCCGGCGGCGTTCGCGCGCTTTTCGGCGTCGTTGGCCAGCTGCCGCCACACGCTGATCTGCTTGGCGCCAGTGGCGAATGTCTGGATGTCGCCACTGCATTCAGCCTTGGCGTTGTGCTCGGCGATCAGCCGGCGGAAGCGCTGCCAGTCCGCTACCGCTTCGCAGTAGGTGGCCAGCGCCATCATGTCCAACTTGCTGATCCAGCCGAGCGTCAGCAGGTCCGCAACTACGCGATCCCACTCGGCGGCGGCCTCGGCGCTCAGCCAGTCAGGCTTCGGCGGTGCGTCGACCGGCACGGCCGGCTCCAGCACCTCGGCCAGCAACTGCCCGCCGTTCTTCTTGCTCGGGTTACCCTGCAGCAGGTGCAGGTGCGCCGGCTTGCCCGGGCGTCCCGAGTTACTGTTTCCGGCCATAAATAACCTCTGATGCGCTTCGGTTTCCGGATACCCCCCCTCTCCATTTTTCCCGCCGTTGCACACGGAGTTGGGGGACTGGTCTAGAGTGGGTCGCCGGCTGAATTTTTCACCCCCCCTACCCTGGGCGGTGCCAGTGGTGGCGCGGGTCGAGCGGCCGGCCATCGGTGCCGCACCCTGCCTGACGCCCCGACTTCTCGAAGCGCTGCTTGTCCGAGCTGTGGCAGTTGGTGCACAGCGACTGCCAGTTATCCCGCGACCAGAACAACTTCCAGGCAGCCGCAATGCGCTCGGGGTCACCGCTCGCCTTCGCTTCCTTCAGCCGGGGCGGCGTCTTGTGGTCGACCACCTGCGCCAGCACCGGGCGGGCTGGGCTGCTGCACTCCCCGCAAAACGGATTGCGCCTCAGGTGATCTTCACGGGCCAGCTGCCAGCGGTAGCCATACCCGCGTGACGCCGCCGTGCCGCGCCGGTCAGCCCTGCCGCTCGACATTGCAGACTCCCGCCTTCTTGGCCAGGTAGCGCGCATAGATGCCACCGGCGATGTCAGCGCCGATCAGGCCCACGGCGATGCCCATCGCGCCGGCGAGCAGATAGTCCTGCTTGAGCCAGTAGACGAACATCAGCATCGAAACACCGAACAGCGCCGAGCTGCCGAAGCGCAGCAGCACACGCTTGACCAGCACACCCACTGCCACGCCAGCAGCCTCGGCGCGCCACATCTCACCAGTCAGCCCGGCAAGCGCGACAAGGATCAGCATCCACGCCGGCAGGTCCGCCAGCGACTGCTGCATCTGCTGTTCGGTCGACATGCACCGCACTCCGAATAAAAGGCCCGCATGGCGACGGGCAAGGGCGATGGCGGCGCCATCAGCCAGAAAAGACAAAGCCCCGCACGATGGCGGGGCTTTGAGAGGTGACCGGCAGGGGAACCGGCCTTTGCCTGACACAGCAAGTTAGGCTCGTTTCGGTCATCGCCTTGGCGCTGCTCTGACCTGTTATGCGCTTTGTACCCCCCGACTGCGGAGGCGTAAACCGTGATTTAAAGCCACCCTGCAATGTTCCGGTTATATGATGGTTATCTGCCGCTTATCTTCCGCCAATAGCGTCGAAGGAATTAAGCCACGTAACGCCCGCCATGCACCCGCTGCATCCGGCGGCGGCATTCCAGCTCCGCCCTCACTCGCTCGTGCAGCTGCTGCACGCGCTCGTGATAGGTACGCTCCGAGCCTATGCGCACCCGCCGCATCTGCTGCTTAATCGTCGGGATCGGGTCAGGCAGGTAGCGCACCATCGCCAGCTTCACCAGCTGTGTCTCCAGGCAGAACGGCGGGCGAGTCGTGTTCCCAGCCTGCCGCCAGGCCTTCGCCAGCTTGCGGTCCTGCACCAGCCCCGCCTGCTTGAGCGTCCCGATGGCAGCATCCACCTCCTCGGCAACCTGATCGACCGCGCCCGCCAGCCCCATCGAGCCGCGACCAGAAGAGGGGATCATCCCGCCGTACTGCATCGCCGCCGCCAGCGGTGACGAACCCGACGCGCCAGGCGAACCCAGCCCGCCCCGGCACCGCTCTCCCCAGTGCTGCAACAACGCCTCGACTGCCTCAATCACGGCCCACCTCCCCTGCAAAACCAACCCGACACACAAACGCCCAACCCGACACAAACCCGACACACTCAAAACCCTTACAAATCAATACTTTCAAAGCATCTGTGTCGGGTGTGTTGGGTTTGTTGGGTTTTTCAGCCCTCGCATAAGAAAAAAACAGCGCCACCTTTGAAACAGCCAAACGAATCGGCGCATGCACGCCTGCGCGCGCGTCAAACCCAACACACCCCGCACACACGCCGCAAAGCCCCGCCGTTGCTTGCTCCGCGCTGTGTTGGGTCGCAAAACCAAACCCGACACAACCCAACACACCCGACACACAATCGCGCGCACTCATGCTGCCTTCCCCTTCACATGATCCCAGCCGTCAACGTCCCAGCCCGCCTCCCGCGCCTTCGCACGCCAATCCTTCACCAACTGGCCGAGCGCAGCGCTCGTCAGAGATGGGGGCAGGGAAGAGTTCGGATCGTCAGGAATGAAGAACGCACCAAAGCGCCGCGAATTGCCATCCGTCCACGGGATAGGCCGCGCCGTCTTCTCAACCTCGGAACTGATGAACAGCGAGAACTTCGTTTGGCTCATCGCGTGTTCACGGTTGCGCTGGCACCACTCGAGGAACAGCGAATAGAGGTCGCTCGACAGGCAGCCACCCCACAAACCGCGCCCCAGCTCCTGCGTACGCCACTGATGCAGAAAGGTCTGCCAGCCGGCCCGGCTCAACGCCACCAGGCGCTGCCGCGCATCGGTATGCGGCGGGCGCGTCCGCTCGTTGAAGTCGCCCAGGTCGACCGCCAGCAGCCACGCATACAGCGCCGCCACACCACCATTAGCCAGCTCGCGCCCGATCGCCTGCTGCCGCTCCGGCGGCAACGTCTCCTGCGGCCACATCACCAACAGCCGGCGGTCACTGTCACTGATCGGCCACGGCAGAATCTCGTTCGAGAGGAACACCGCATTCATATGGTTGGCTTCCTCCCAACCATTGATGAACTTCGACTCCATCCGCACCGTCTTGCCGGTGATCAGATGCTTGATCTTGCCCACCTGGTTGTAACGCTGATCGCGGCTGACCACCTCCTCGAACACCGCCCACAGCTTCCGGCTCTGCCAGGCGTTGAAGTTCGACTCCAGCTGCGTCTGCCCCACCGTCGCCGCGTACTGCCCATACAGCGCACCCATCGTGTCAGCGAAGAACAGGCTCTTGCCCGAACCCTCCATCACCGAATGCATCAGCACAGCGGTGTCCAGCTTCGCCCCCGGGTGCTGCAGCGGAAAGGCCAGCCACTTCGTCAGCCAGTCCAGCGCCTTGCCGTCGTGGTTACAGAGAAACGAGATCAGCCAGCGCAGGTTCTCGCACGCCGCATCATCACGCACCGGCTCCAGCGGCAGCCCCTCGAACGTGTTGATGTACGTCGCCGGGTCCTTCGTCATCGTCGGGTCGAACACGATGTGGTCCACGTCCACCGTGCGGCGCTCGGCACTGTTGAGCCACAGCGCATAGGCATCGCCCAGCGCCATCTTCACCGCCCCTTCCGGGATGCGCCGCTTCTTCTCGCGGTCCCACACATCCTTCGTCCCGTCGATGTACACATAGCGCTCGGTCGGCGGCATGCCCAGCGCCCCGACCTTCTTGCCCGCCATGCGCCGCGCCTGCTCGATCTCGCGCACCGCATCGGCACCGATCAGCTTCTTGTTCGTGTCATCCAGCCAGGTCTTCGCCAGCGGCTTGCCCACCAGCGCCTCGAACGCGGTCTTCTTCATCGCCGCTTTCTTATCCTGGTCCCATACCTGCGTCGTGCCCTCAACCAGCGCAAACCGCCGCAGCACCTGCTCGGGGGTGAAGCCCGCCCCCTGCCCCCCGGTGTCGGAGGAGCCGGCCGGCGCAGCGGCTTCGTCAGCGGATGGGGCCGGGGAAGGCTTGCCAGCAGCAACAGCCGCACCGAGCTGCTGCGCGACCGCCTCCAGCCCCCACGCCACATGCACATCGTTCCAGTCCTGCCCCGCCTCGCCTTCGGCCGGCAGCGTCGGGAAGGCAGCAATGCCACCCACCTCACCCGCCGCCGCTTCCGCCTTCTTGCGGCCCGGGTTGCCCGGCTTCGTCGGGTCATCGTCGCCAGCCACGACCAGCAGCGCATCCGGGCACTGCCCCGCCAGCTCACGCGCCACAGCCGGCATGTTGCCGGAGTCCAGCGCCATCGCCACCGGCCAGCCCTTCGCCATATGCACACTGGCAGCCGTCGCATAGCCTTCGGCCTCGCCAATTACCGCCGCGGCGGCCAGGTCACCCAGCACATGCCGGCAACCCGCCTTGCGCCCGTACTTCGGGAACAGCTTCGTGCCCTGCTCATTGATCGCCTGCAGGCTCCACAGCTTCCCCGCCGCATCGCGCAGCGGAATGGCAATGCTGCCCTTCTTGAACATCAGAAAGCTGATCGAATCTGGCCGCGGCTTCGGCAGGTTCGCGAAGAACTCGCGCGTCTCACTCCCCACCCACACATCGCAGCGCTGCCGCTCGTCATCGATGGAAAGCACAACCGTGTAATGGAAGAAGCCAACGCCAAAAGCCCCCACCTGCTTGCGTTCCAGGTAGGGGCTTTCGCCTTGCGGCTTGCAATGCTTCGTCCAGATCAGCTCGCAGGCGCTGGCCACCGCCTCACGCATAACCGAGGCCCTGGCTTCGTCCGCTTCGATCTCAGCCTGCCGCACCGCCCGCCGGGCTTCCGCCTCGGCATTCAGCCGGCGTTTCTCCTCGGCAGTCATCGGCTCCCGGCGCGGCCGCCAGCCGTTGTCCTTGGCCAGCTTGATCACCGTGCCCATGCCCGTGCCGGCCTTGCGGAAGCTCCGCCAAACCGTCTTCGCATCGCCTGCGTTATACCCTGCGCCCGTAGCACTCCAAGTATCCCAGGCGTCAAAGCCGGCACTGGCGAACTCCGCCTTGATGCCCATGCCCACCTGCAACCAGGTATCGCGGTCATCCGCGGGGATGTACTGCAGCAGCTCGGTCAGGTCGGCCAGCGTAAGAGGAACGCGCTCAACCACGCCGCCCCCCCGCATTCCGCTTATCGATCACCTGCTGACAGTCAAAGCACATGCGGCAACCCTTCACCGCCTCCTGCCGCGCCTTCGGTATGTCGCAACCGCATTCCTCACACTCGGTCAGGCTCTCACCCTGGTACTGCACGCGGCTTGCGATAAGGCGCTGCAGCTCCTCGTCCTGCTCCCGCTGGGCACGTTCGATCAGATGCTCATCCATGGCACACCGCCTCCGCTTCCATCGCCTGCTCAGCGCCGGCCACAATCCCCAGGATCTCGCCGATCATCTTGTTCGCGTGGTAGCGCAGCGCTTCCACCTCGTGCCGCTCCCAGCAGTTGTCCTCGGCTCCGTCGTGCAGGCTGCCGACGAATTCGCCTTCGGCCTGCAGCAGCGCGCCCAACGCCTTCAGCGCATCGCGCGTAGCCGGTACCGGCTGCGGCACGAAAGCCACCGCCCCGGCCGGGCGCACCAACGCGGCCAGCAGGCGCGGGTCGCGCGTGGTCGCCACGATCTCTTCAAGGAACTCAGGGTGCAGCGGGCGGTTGCCCGTAGGGTTGACGCGCTTGCTCAGCTCGTCGGGGTCGATGCCGATGGTCAGCGCCACCGCGTTCTGCCCACCCACCGCATCGCGCGTGGCGCGGTACAGCGCCTGGCGGGTGGTCAGCACCGGGCCGGCGCCCGGCAAAAGGTCTTTACGGCTCATAGCGTTAATGCCCCTGTAACGCTGTAGCCAACCGCCGGGCCGTTGCCCTACAGTTCACCTACAGCACGCGACCCTCATGACTGCTGTGTCCACGGGTCGCGGGTTGAGGTAGCCGGCTGGTAACCGGTTACCGGACCGTCGAGGCTGGGGTTCTTGCTGTGGTAAGTGGGTCCCCAGTTCTCGACCTCTATACAAGCCTGCCGCCGTAGCGACAGGCTTTTGTGTTTCTGGGCTGCTTGCCCGGCGCCGGCCCGATGGCGTTGGTAAGACTCTCGGGCCGGCTCCCGCCTGATACGTGTGCTGCGGTGCTGTGTCCTGAAGGCGGGCTGTGATTCTGCTTAGCCGCGGCGGTCGCCGCTTCTGCGATCACCTTGCCGGCGATCCTCGGCCCGCCGCTCACCGCGGCGACGCAACGGGCGCCGAGCGGCGGCAGGCGTCTCGCCTGACGCGGGTGAATTGCGCAGGTAGGCCCAATCGATATCGGGCCGGGTTTCCTCACAGGTGACGGCGCCGCTGGTTTCACGGTCCAGCGCAATCGCCAACGCCGCATTGGCGCGCCGGTTGCCGTAGGCCACCTGCTTGAGCTGACCGGGCGTTGTGTCGCAACGGGTGGCCAAGGCCTGCAAGGCGTTCTTGTCCAGCGGCTTGATGAATTCGAGAAGATTCATGTGTTCCTCCATTGGAGAAGCACATTAGCAATCGCTAATGGAATACGCAATAGCAAACCGTAATTTACAGTTTGCTAACGCCGGCAGACCATAAGGAGATGGATATTTACCAGTCCCGCATAGCCGCACTAAAAGCCTTGATCGGCGACTCGACACTAAAAGAGTTCGCAGACCGGCACGACCTCGACGCCTCATACCTGTCGCAGATACTCAACGGTCACAGGAATATGGGCGAGCGCGCCGCTGCGAACTTGGAAAAGAAACTGGCCCTGTTGCCCGGCGCCCTAACCGCGCCAGGCTCTGGCGATACACCCGACCCAGCCAGCGCCGCGTTTTCTGTCGCAGCTCAATTGGAGATGGCCAGCAGCGCCGCGGTATCCGATGCACTGGGTCGGTACAACCAGCAAAGGATGCTGCCTGTGATCGGAGAAGTTCAGGCCGGGGAATTTTGCGAAGCCGTTGATAATTTCCAGCCAGGCCACGCTGATGAATGGGTTGAAGCCGGCGGCCCCGCCGGGCCGCGCGCCTTTGTACTCGTCGTCAATGGCTTCAGCATGTTCCCGCTGTTGGCACCAGGTGAGAAGGTCGTGTTCGATCCCGATATGCAGTGGGCACCCGGCAACATCGTGCTTGCCAAACGCATCAGCGACCAATCCGTCACGATCAAGAGGCTGTGCCGGGATGGCAACGAGTACTTCCTGCAGGCCACCAATCCGGACTGGCCCGACAAGTACATCAAGCTCAACGAAGAGTGGATGGTATGCGCCCGCGCGCGGCGCAAGATCGTAGAGCTCTAACCATCGGCGAGGGACCGCATGCGCATCTACCGCAACACCAAACAGCCAGACCGCACCGGCCTGACCTGGGAACAGACCTGGCAACGCGAAGATCGCGGCCTGATCCGCTCCTGGGAAATCGGCCGCCGCGACGCACTTCGTAACCCCGAACTGGCAGCACGCTGCAAGGCTGGCGAGCTCCCGCCGTTGGGCTGGAAAGGCGGCGGGCTGAAAACTCTCAAGAAGCTTACCCGCTGGGGCTCGCTGCACTACCTCGCCGAATGGCAGGCGCTGCGCGGCGAACCGCTGCACATCGACCTGAACGAAGAGCCAACCATCATCTGCAGCCGCACGGGCATGATCGTCACCTTCACCGGTGACCGTACCAAGCTCGCCGGCCAAGGGAATGACACCGACGACGAAGGAGCAACAGATGGATCTGCACCAGGAATTTCAGAACAGTCGCTTTTTCCATCAAGCGCGGATTGAACGCCGCGCCGCCGACGAGCTGATCGGCATGGCCGCCGGCCTGATCGCGGACGGCACGGTCAACCAGAAAGAAGCCGAGTTCCTCAAAGGCTGGATCGAGGCCAACTTCGTCCACTTCGACGACCCTGTCGTAAACATCGTTTACCGCCGCCTGGCCGACATGCTCAGCGACGGCATCCTGCAGCCGGAAGAAAGCACCGAACTAGTCGAAATGCTGCACAAGTTCACCGGCCCAACTCTCGCCACCGAGAAGCCCTTTACCGCACCAACCACCCTGCCCTTCTGCGACCCAGCACCAGAGCTGGTCATACCTGGGCGTTGCTACCTCTTCACCGGCACCATGGCCTACGGCCCACGCAAGGACTGCGAAGCACTTGTCGCCGAGCGAGGCGGCATCATTGGCGGCACCGTCAGCAAGAAAGTGCATTACGTGGTTGTCGGCAGCATCGGCAACGATCAATGGCTTCACAGCACCTATGGCACGAAGATCAAGAAAGCCGTCGAGCTCCGAGAAGGCGGCGCACCGCTTTCGATCATCAGTGAGCAACACTGGCAAACCTACATCTTCGGATAGCAAAATTAGCATTCGCTATTGCGAAATGAATTAGCAGGCGCTAATGTTGTCGCGTACCCACTTACCACGGGATCGCGACAATGGACACAGCACAGCACAGCAGCACCCGCTGCCCGGTTTTTCTGCACCCGGCAGCGGCATCCAACCCCTTCACCGTACGCCGCATCGAACGTGAAACCGGCCTGACCGCTCACGTCACCCTGCGCGCCGCACAACTCAAGCGCCACACCCTCCCCGCCTTCGAGGACTTCGGTCCGTTCGGTGGCGCAGCATGAACAGCCGAATTGAGGTTATAGCGCTTCAGATCATGGCGCTCTGCCTGCGTATCACCGCTGCCGGGCGCTATACCGCGTCCTGCGAGTATGACGGCGACAATTACTGCATCACATGCCGCGTCCGTACGCCCTCGCCTACGAAAGCGCGCGCTTCGGCCACTGCCGAAGAACACCGCGCACGGGTGCTGCTCACGGAATACATCTATATCGACGCGTTCACGCACTCGCTCGATCTGGATGAAGCGAAGGCGAGAACGGTCTGCGCCGATCTGGAAGCATTGATCGAAAAGCTGATCGGCTACACCCGCGCCGAGAGCGAGGTGCCCGCATGAGCACCTTCTCCCTCACCAGAGGCAGCGAAGCCGCCCTTGGAATGCTCGCCAGCCAGGCCGGCTGCGAAACCCTGCTGCTCACCCAGCCAGCCCGCGAGCTGCGCGCCGAGCTGAGCATCGAGCCATTCACCAGCGACAGCGGCGATCAGCTGCTGGCCGTGCTGTTCATGCGCGAGCAGCGCCACAGCATGACCCTCCAGCGCAACGACGGCGCCAACGTCCACCACCTGGCTGACTGGGTCGAGGCCGTCGCCAACGGCACGCTGGATACGGCCGAGGCCGTTCCGCTGCGCACCGACCCTAGCGACCTGCAAGCAGCAACGACCGCATTCAACGCTGCCGCGCGCGAGCTGAATCAACAGGCACAGCCAGCACCGCCGCAGTCCGAGCAGCAGCCTGTTTGCTGGGCGAATAGCGCCGCACTGGCCAAGTTACGGAACGGTCGCAACAACTCGCCTTGCGTGCTCACCGATAGACCTGCTGAGTTCAATGACACTCCGCTGTACGCCAACCCGCAGCCAGAGCAAAGCAAGTTGGAACCGGCGCTGCGCAAGATTTGCTCGGAGTGGGACCGCCAGAAGCGCCTGTTTCCTGAGCTGAGCAGAGACGCCTGGATGGACCTCGCAATCGCGGAAGCTCGCTGCGCCTTGTCGGCTTCCAGCCCCACAGCCTGAGGCCCGCCACCATGAACCGCACCCTCGACCAGGCAGCCGCCGTGCTCGGCATTGGCCCGCGCAAGCTGCGCGCCCGCATGCGTGAGCTGGGCCTGCTCAACCACGCCGGCGAGCTCATCAGCACCGAGCGCAGCCGCGGCCGGCTGTTCGTCGACACCCGCAGCCGCTGGAACCCGGCCATCAGCACCTACAGCCATTACGGCGTGGTCATGGCCACCGAAAAGGGGATCGGCTGGCTGGCCGAGCAGCTGGGCATCACCGTCACCAAGAAGGACGCCGCCGCATGACAATCTCTGCCAACCAACACGCAATCGGCGCGCTCAAGCTCACCAGCCTGTATCTGGACCACCCCAGCGTGGTATCTGCCGACACCCTGCGCGGCGCCTGCGCCGAAGCCATCATCCACCTGCGCGCCAACCAACCGCACGCAGACGACCTTGGCCGGCTCTGGTGCGCCCTGTTCGCCGTGCTGCCGCGCAGCTTCCTGCCCTACGTCACGCTGACCACCGACCCGGCCACGCCCTACGCCTGCGTCATCACCGATGCCGCCGGCAACATCGTCGACCGCCAGCTGGGCAAGACCATCGAAGGCATCACGGAACTCATCCGCCTGCGCCACACCGCGCCCAGCCCGGCACGCACCTCAGAGGGGCGCGGGGAGATCGGAGGGGCCAAACCGTGACCAGCACCTACCAGCAACTGCTGCGCCGCTACGACCGGCCCTGCCTGCCGCTGGACGAAGTGCGCGCCGAGTACCTGCCGCACATTGGCGACGTCGAGTCGCTGATCAAGCTGATCCACCAGGGCCGCGTCCGCCTGCGTTACACCCGCACGGACGTCACCCGCAAGGCGCCACCCGTTGTTTACCTGCGCGATCTGGCCGCCTGGCTGGACGCCCACGACCCGAGCAACACCCAACCCGCCACTGACCAGGTGGCGTAACCAACCGCAACAAGGACACAGCAAATGAAAGCAACCGACACCGGCGAGTTCATCAACAGCCTCAACGCCGGCGTGTTCGCCGACCAGGTAGGCCGGGCCCTGTCCGACGTCGCCGCGGGCGTCATCGAGCACAGCAAGCAGGGCCAGATCACCCTGACGTTCAAGCTCAAGCAGATCGGCCAGAGCAACCAGGTGGCCGTGTCGCACACGCTCGACTACGTGCAGCCCACCAAGCGCGGTAAGAAGCGCGAAGACACCACGCTCGACACGCCGCTGTACGTCACCGCCAACGGCCTCGAACTGTTCCAGACCGACCCGACCGCGCAGCTGTTCAGCCGCGAAGACGCGCCGGTTAAAGCCCGCGAAGTCTGACCCAGCAAAACCCACTTACCACACAAGGAAGCAACACCATGCCATTGAGCAAAGAAGCCATTCAGCACATCGAGTCCAACGCCCTGGCCGCCGCAGCGCGCGAACTGCACGTCGACGACGGCACCCGCCTTGCCGTCCTGCCGGAAGCGGTGCGCCTGCACAGCCTCGAGCAGTACCAGCCGGTACGCGATCGCTTCCGCGGCACCATGGCCACCCACTCCCTGCAGGACTTCACCAAGTACGTCGAAGCGCATGGATTTGATGACAGCGCGCCGGTGAGCTCGCGCGGCTTCATCGACCAGGACGCCATGCGCGCCACCGTCATCTTCAACCTGGGCGCCCCGGGCTTCGCCGGCCACGGTGACGACACCGCCACCCTCACCCTCAAGCCCACCGCTGCCTATGCGGCATTGCAGAGCATCGTCGGCAAACCGCACAGCCAGCAGGCACTCGCCGAATGGCTGGAGGACTGGCTGCCCAACCTGATGGCGCTCGACGGCAGCACTGACCTGAACATGGTGAAGGCCATCAACGCCGTGCGCCGCATGACCATCAAGGCCACCAGCCAGCGCGACAGCAACGTCGGCGACTTCTCCTCCAGCCGTTCGGCCATGGATGAGATCGAGGCCAAGAGCCAGGAAACCCTGCCGTCGGCGTTCATCTTCACCACCGTGCCGTTCGAAGGCCTGCAGGTCACCACGATCACCCTGCGCCTGTCCGTCATCACCGGCCGCGACGAGCCGCTGCTCAAGCTCCGCTGGGTGGGTGAAGAAGCCCAGCGCGAAGAGTTCGCGCGCGAGTTCAAAGCCGTGCTCGAGCAGGAAGTGGGCGGCATCGTGCCGCTGAGCATCGGCACCTTCAGCCTCGGCAAGTAAGCGCAGCACCTACCCGCCGGCCTTACCAGCCGGCGGTTCTACATCAGAGGGACACAGCAATGAACTTCACAACCATCCAGATTCTGGCCTTCGTCGGCGCTGTCGCCGCCATGGCCATCGTCTTCGGCCTCGGCTACCTCGAAGGCCGCCGCGCCGCCCGGCAGGACCTCGAACACCTGGCTACCGCCAACCGCCAGCTGGTCGAGAACCTGCGCCACCGCGCCGAACGCGCCCAGCACGAACACACCATCAGCCGCCTCAACGCTGCCCAGGCACTGGAGCACCTGACCGAGGAGCTGGACGCCCTGCGCACCGAACTTGCCGAAGCCCAGCGCCGCGCACTCACCGCAGAGGACGCCGACACCCTCGCCGAGATCGCCGCCAAGCTCAACCTGGCCGCCACCGTGTTCACCAAGATGGGCTCCGAACAAGGCACCCACGCCAGCAAGCTCGCCTTCGCCGCCATCGCCATCGCCGACCGCTACTGGAACACCACCCCGCTTTCGACCTGGGAGCGCGTAGACGGCACCCTCAGCACGCAGCCTGCTGCGATGTGTATGTGAGGGAACAGCATGTCTATCGAACTTGCGAGAGTAGTCTCAAATCTTCGGAAGCTTGCCCGGCCCAGCACTTTGGCTGGGGCAAGCAGACTCCAAATCATCTTCCAGCCCCAGGCGTCCATTGATGTAGCGATAAGCCCAGTTCAACGCCTCGTTATATGCCTCCAGTTCATCCCCGTACCACTGCAAACAACAGAAGTCTTCGGGGTGGTTATCGCTCGCACCAGGAGGGAAGCGAAGACTGTAAGACCAGCTTTCCCCGCAACCATCCTGCATTTGCAGGCGAAACATGATCTCGAAACTGACGCCTTTATAGCTGCATGTTATTGGAATCGAAGCCTGGCTCATCTCCGTAGCCTTGGATCGTCAAATGTAGACGTTAGTCCTCCTAAAAACGGCATCGTTCTCCCGTACCTGCCTGCAGGTGCTTGCCATGGATAACCTCTACCGCCTCCACCCACAACCGGCGTTCAACTTCAACGGCCTGGTGATCGACAACTTCGCCGGCGGCGGCGGCGCCTCCACGGGCATCGAGCTGGGCCTTGGCCGGCCCGTCGACATCGCCATCAACCACGATCCAGAAGCCGTGGCCATGCACGACATCAACCACCCGCACACCAAGCACTTCTGCGAATCGGTGTGGGAGGTCGACCCACGTGTGATCGTCGACGGTCGGCCGGTCGACCTCTGCTGGTTTTCGCCAGACTGCAAGCACTTCAGCAAGGCAAAGGGCGGCGCCCCGGTGAAGAAGGAGATCCGCGGCCTCGCCTGGGTCGCCATCCGCTACGCCGCCACGGTCAAGCCGAAGGTGATCATGCTGGAGAACGTCGAGGAGTTCGTGACCTGGGGGCCGCTGGCCACCGATGGCCGCCCATGCCCGAAGAACAAGGGCCGCACCTTTTCCAGCTTCGTCAACGCACTTCGCCGCCTCGGCTACCAGGTGGACTGGCGCGAGCTGCGCGCCTGCGACTACGGCGCCCCGACCATCCGCAAGCGCCTGTTCCTCATCGCCCGTTGCGACGGCCACCCCATCGTCTGGCCAGAGCCCACCCACGGCGACCCGGCGAGCGAAGCGGTCAAGGTCAAGCGCTTGAAGCCATGGCGCACCGCCGCTGAGATCATCGACTGGTCACTGCCCTGCCCCTCGATCTTCACCCGCAAGAAGCCGCTGGCCGAGAACACCCTGCGCCGTATCGCCCGGGGCATTCAGCGCTATGTGATCGAATCGAACCAGCCCTTCGTTGTTCAGGGCATGGCACCTTTCATCACCGAGCACGCCAACGGCAGCACGCAGCGCAACATGCCGGCCGATGCGCCGCTGCGCACCATCTGTGCCCAGGTAAAAGGCGGGCACTTCGCGTTGGTAGCGCCAGTGATCACCAAGTTCCGGTCGAACGATCGCGGCTCATCGGTCGAAGCGCCGCTGGCAACTGTCACCGCGAACAGCTTCATCAAGAAGCCGGGCGGCGCCGCTCCGATCGGCCTCGTCGCCGCATTCCTCGCCAAGCACTACGGCGGCAACTACACCGGCCCGGGCAGCAGCCTCGAAAGCCCGCTTCCAACTGCGACCACCGTCGATCACAACGCACTGGTGACCAGCCACCTGGTGAAGCTGCGCAACAACTGCATCGGCCAGGACCTGCGCGAGCCAATCCACACCCTCACCACCGGCGGCCACATGGGCGAGGTTCGCGCCTTCCTGCTCAAGTACTACGGCACCGGAGACGGACAGCCGCTGCAGGAACCGCTGCACACCGTCACGACCAAGGACCGCCACGCACTGGTGATGATCAAGGGCGAGCCCTACCAGATCGTGGACATCGGCATGCGCATGCTCGAACCGCACGAACTGTTCGCCGCCCAGGGCTTCCCGGCCGACTACATCCACGACCGCACCGCCGGCGGCAAGAAGCTCAGCAAGGCCGCGCAGGTGCGCATGTGCGGCAACAGCGTCTGCCCACCGGTAGCCGCCGCCTTCGTCCGCGCCAACCTCAGCGCGCAGCAGCTCGGGGAGGATGCGGCATGACCTACTCCATCTTCTACAGCACCGAAATGCCCAACGACACCGCCCAGGTCAGCGGGCGCCTGCCACGCAAGCCGCAGCGCTGGTTGATGGAATGGCTGGTCAAGACGCCTGACGGTAAGACCCACGTGGACAACTCCCGCACCATCCAGCGCGCCACCTATGAGGAGGTGAACGCGATCATGGGCGCCATCATCGACGACATCAAAGCCGAGATCGGCGAACTGGCCACGTTCATCAGCTACCGCCTGACCTGCCACGGCGGCACCAAGAAGCATCGCAAGGGAGGGAAACGCCGTGGTCGCGCTTGAAGGATACCTGCGCGAGGAGCAGGTGCTGGAGGTCACCACCCTTTCCCACGCCACGCTCTGGCGCGAGATCAAGGCCGGCCGCTTCCCGAAACAGGTCCGGCTTTCGCCGGGCCGCGTCGGTTGGCGGGCATCCGATCTGCGCCTTTGGCTGGAGGACCCAGAAGCGTGGAGCAAACAGGCGGCGTGACGGCTACGGCTTCACGCCAGCCACATCTACAAGCCAGGTAGCCCAATCCTCGAGGCCCTGGCTTTTTTCTTTCAGGTAGTCGTAGCGGTCATAGTGCTTCGACGACACATCGCTGAACGCATGCCCCTGAATGCGATCGCGCAGTTCCTTGCTGATCCCCGCCACACCCATCAGCGTCTTGCAGGTTCGCCTCAGGTCGCGCAGCGTGAATGGCGTCTTGAACGTGTCCGGGTGCCGCGCGCATAGCTTCGTCACTGCCCGCGACACGGACTGGACGTTGATAGAGTTGTTCTTGTACCGGCCCATGAACGGAAAGGCCTCTTCGCCGGAGATCGGTTTCAGACGCTCCAGGCAGCTGCGGCTCAGGCCGTTGAACGGCACCACATGAATCTCCCGCTCGCCTTCTACGCCCTTCTTGCTGCGGATCATGTAGTAGTCGTCGCGGTACATCGTGCGGTCTGACGCCACCACCTGCTCCGGCCGCTGCCCACCGCTGGCGATCAGGAACTTGATCAGCTCCGCCGTGACCAGGCTCAGCTCCTCGGGCAGCAGGTTCCACAGCACCGCCAGCTCTTCCTTGCTCAGCACGCGCTGGCCGGGGCGCTCCCAATCGCCCTGCACGGGGATGCTCGCCACCGGGTTATAGGTCAACCCGAAGCGCACCTTCGACTTGAGGTAGTCCCGCGGGTTGTATTCCTGATTGAGCCCGTGCTGGAACGCCGCATGCAGCTGCGACCGCACCCGGTTGCAGTAGGTGGTCACCTTCGCCTTGATCATCGCGGAGATAATGTCGCGGATATCCCCGGGCTCGATGGCGCTGGCCAGCTTCTTCACCAGATGCGGGAACGGCTCAGAGACATAGTGCTTGAGCGACCACTCCACGTTGCCGGCCGACGCCGCGCCTTCGGCTTTCAGCTTGGCCACATACGAATCGAGCAGGTTCTGCAGCGTGCCCTCCGCTTCACTCTGCGGCGATGCACCCTTGCACTTGTCCCGCGCAACGGTGAGCGACATCGTTGGCCACACACCGAGCTTGCGTTGCTTCTTCTTGCCGGCCACGAACCACTGGTAGTAGAACTCCTTCGTGCCGTTGGCGCGAACCTTCAGCAGCAACACCCCTTCCCCGCGCGCACCGCGCCCATCGGACATGACGTAGTCGCGGTCTTCTGGCTTGAGCGAACGGATCTGCTTTTCGGTTAGCAT